TCGGGTTGACACAAGGGATTGTGTACGCATTGCAGGACGCTACGATGGATAGCGTTCCGGAAACGAAAGGCATCGACATGGCAGACGCAAGCATCATCACCTATCAGCGACCGTACACCAACGTGAGCGTGGCAAGCGTGGGTTCGTCCTACGCGAGCATCGCCACCCTGTCGGCCACCAAGCCTTCAAGCGGCGTGGTGCATGACCAGCAGTTGAACGGAAGTTCGCCTTCGCTGCTTCGGATCATGCCTTATGCGAGCAGCACCAGCATCGGTTCGGCTACGGGCGTGCGCGTGGTCGGATACACGGGCGAAGTCAACAGCGCGGACGGCCTGACGTACTGGCTCCCGACTGTGCTGGCGGATTTCAACCTGACGTTCAGCAGCGGCACGGTCCCGACCTACAGCCTTGATAGCGCAACGCAGCGACCCTTTGCGACCATCGCACAGGTCGGCGGTACTCCAGCGGCGAACTTGTATAGCCCCGGAACGGCAGCGGCGAGTAATGTGGAGGTGGCTTCCGCAATGGTGGATATTGCAGGGCACCAGTTGGTGCAAGTGCAGTTCAAGGCCGCAAGCGGCACGCCGACGATGGGCGTGTTTGTGACCACGCTCTAATGCGACGCAGCACCCGATTCAACCGTCCCGGCCTGTCGGGTTCATCCCGATCCGCGATGCTGTTGGGCGCGGATGGCGACGGCTCCACGCTCAACCTTGACTTCACCACGGGCGTCCTCGACCCGCGCCTGTCGTTCACGCGGGCGAGCAATGCCACGTTCATCAACAGCAGCGGGCTGGTGCAATGGGCTGCGTCTAATCACGCTCCGCGCACAAATTGGAACTTCACTAGCCCTACTGGTAGTGGTTGGAATGCTGCGACACTTATCGGCACGGGAACGTTTCAATGGGTTGGAAACGGAACGGTAATTGCCGCTTCCGGTTCTGCTGGGCAGTCTTACACGAGTATCACTACTCCAACCGGGATTGCAGAAGGGTTGCGCTATGTGATGTCGGTGACTGCTTCGTCTGTGACCGGAAGCCCGACGATTCAAAGCATCTTTGACTTTACGGGCGCATCTGGAAATACATATTTCAAAAACGGTGCGGCTGCTACGGCAGGAACTACGGTTGCAAGTGGGGATCGTATTTCGGTTTCGGCCATTGCAAGTTCAACAACCATGAATGTGCGACTTGGTTGCGGCGCGTGGTTCGCTAACCGTACGAACGAGTCGGTGACGTTGACGCAGTTTCATTGGCACCCCGGTTCTGCTCCGGTTGCGTATTACGAGAACACGGGCACTTCTCCACTATACGACTCTGCTCGCTTCGACTACGACCCGACCACGCTGGAACCGCGAGGGCTGCTACTGGAGGGGCAGTCTGTCAACCTTATCACCTACAGCAACGACTTTTCTAATGCCGTTTGGCTTTTGGACAACTCTGGCGCGACTAATCCATCGGTTTCGACCGTATCGCAGACTGGCCCGGATGGTGCAGCAACGGTTACGCGAATCACATTGAACAAGACGGGCGGCACGTTTAGCCGTATCAGGAACACGGCATCAGGTACTGCGTCACAACCGCACACGATGTCCGTTTGGATGAAGGCCAACACCGCAAACGGCGGCGCGGCTACGCAAAATGTCGGACTTCGCATCGGTGGCGATCCCATTGGATTCAACTGTGTTGTCACTACGACATGGAAGCGTTTTCAATACCCGTACACAATTTCGGGTACGGACGCGAACGCGCAAATCTTGCTATGGGACAACATCGCCGGAAACGATGAGACTGCTGATGTGCTGGTGTACGGCTGTCAAATCGAGCAAGGCTCCGGTGCCTCCTCGTACATCCCCACGGGCGCGAGTCAGGCGACGAGGAATGCGGATATCTGCACGATGAACGACATCACCGCGCTGAACTACAGCACCACCAACGGGACGATGCTGTATGTCGGGCGATTCACGCAGATCAACTCTTCTTCTTTCCCGACTCGCGCCGGATTCCAACAGGCTGGCGGAAACAATCCGGGTTTCGAGATATTCACGAATGGATCATTGATCTTCTCGGCGGCTCGTAGCGCGCCTGCCAACCCGGAGCGTAGTACCACAATTACCACGAACTCAAGCATCAAGTTTGCGACGGCATTTGACGCAAGCCTCGCAAGCAACGAGGTCACCATTTGTCTGAATGGCGGCACGGTCTTGGGTTCATCCGCGACCGGGTTGACGGCCACATACGCACCGACGATCTTCGCACTCGGAAGGGCCGGATACGAACTGTTCTATCCGAGCGGAACCATCGCACAAGTGAAGTACTGGCCCACGACTCTCCCCAACGCCCAACTCCAGAGCCTCACCACATGACCGACTACATGCTCCGCACCGACACCGAGGCGCAGATGGACGATGCGCTGGAAGCCGCAGAACTGCTTGTCGAGAAGGACACGGGCGACGGCGAACTGGTCCTCATGCCTGTCGCTGGCTGCTATGTGGATTTCATCGGGCCGATCCCCGCGACCTACGACATCGACGGGCAGCAGATCAAGGCAGGCGACCCGCGTTTCCATACCAACATCCGCGTGATGTTTGAACTGACGGAGGAGCAGGTGTCGTGGCTTCCGACGTTCACCCCGGAACCAAGCATTCCATATCGCGTATTTGCCTAACCCATTGACTTGCAATAACTCCTGCGAGATACTGCGCTAATGAACACCCCTTCCCACCGCGTAACGGACAACGGTAAGACCGTGACCATTCACGGGCTGGAAGTGTTTTGCGCCTACGACCCTGCGCTGGACGGCGAATCGGACCCTGAACTGACGAAGTTCGATAACGAGCGTGTGCAGGACATCGTGGAAAGCACCCGGCGGTACATGGAGCGCGGGTCGCTTCCCCGGTTGGTGGTCATGCACGAAAAGGACGGGAACGAACCCAAGTCCAGCGTGGGCCGATTTACCAACATCGGGTACGAGGAGCGCGACGGGGTGGGCTTCATCGTGGGCGACTGCGAGGTGGAGAAGCCCGTATTCGACAAGTTGCTGGCGACCAATGCTTTCCCGCGCCGTAGCGCGGAGATTTGGTCGGAGCAGAATCACCTGTCGGAAGTGGCGTTGCTGGGGCGTGAAACCCCCCGCCGTCCCCTTCCCGACACGCACTTCACCCGCAAGGGTGAACTGGTCCGGTTCGCACGTTCGCTGCGCTTCGACATGGGGACGGTCGGAGGCGGGCTATCCACTTACGTTCCCGGTACGAAGGACACCAACATGGCTGACGATGACATCCGGAAGGAAGTCGCCGCGCTGAAGTGTGACATGGACGAAATGAAGTCCATGATGAAGAAGCACTTTGGCGAAGGCAAGGAGGAGAAGGAGGAGATGGCGGCGGAAGATATGCTCACGGAGCAGTTCGCGGAGGAATCCGGCGAAGGCGACGGCGTGCATATCGACATTGACTCCCACGGCGAGGAGGAGGAGGAGGAGGAGATGGGTATGTATGCCCGTCCCGGTGCCGCCGACACCTTCGCGCTGCGCCGCGAGAACGCCAAGATGAAGCGCGAACTGGACTCGCTCAAGGCGGAAATCCGCCGTGAGAAGTTTGGCCGCGAACTGGACATCATGGAGAGCGAGGGTTACCGAATCCCCGCCGCCCAGCGTCCCCGGCTGATTGCCGAACTTCAGGCGAGCAATGATCCGGCGGGAACGCTGGAGGGTTGGCGGGAACTGTTCACCCGCGATCCCATGAACGTGCGTATCGACATGAGCCGCGCCGCCCTGCCCAGCAGCACGGACATCAACAAGAACGAAATCTCCAGCATGGTCCGCGAGTTCGCTGGCCGTCCTGAAGAGTTCGCCAAGGCAATCAACAGCCGCATCAAGCGGTAAACAGGAAAGGAACTACCAATGTCTGACATGGGATTCACCCCGAACTTCATCGCAAGCGGCGATATCAACCCGTTCCGCTTCGTGGAGATCAACACTTCTACGGCGTTCACGGGCCAGCAGGCCAATGCTGCTTCGGACAACGTGCTTGGTGTCACGGACGGCAGCGTGAAGCGTTTTGATTTGACCGTCCACGCTGCTGCTGGCGACCCGATCACCCTCCAGCCGTCGAACACGGTGCAGGTTGAATCGGGCGCGGCAATCAGCACCATCGGCACGCTTCTGACTTCGGATTCGTCCGGTCGGGCGATCGCTGGTGTGTCTACGAACGTGTGCTACTACATGGCACTTGAAACTGCTGGCGGCGCGGGTGAAATCATCCGTGCGTTCCGCTTCGGCACTCGCGTTGTCTAAAGCCATTACCTACAAGGAGGACTAAACAATGGCATTCTCTGTTGTCGGTGGTGGACTTTCGACGTACGTCCCGTCCACCAATGATCTTGCGACGGGTGCGCTTCAGGTGGAGTTCACCCGAAGCGTCAATTCGTTCGCTCTCACCCGGTACGCGCAGTTGGTTCCCGTCACGAAGATGACGGGGTACTATCTGCGGCAGGACGTTCCGGACAACGTTCGCCTGACGAGCGACCGCGAGTTTGCTTGGCCGCTGGGCAATGACCGCCCCACGGGTAAGCAGAACGCGTTTGACTTCGTGCAGTACGCCACGCAGCGTTTCGCGTTCCCCTTCTACATCCCGCAGGAGACTGCGACGCAGGCCGCGTGGGATGTCGTTGCGCAGCACGCTCGCAGCAAGGCGCAGTTGGCGATGACCGCCCGTACGAACCGTGCGGCGGCCATCCTGACCGATACGGGCAACTGGGGCAGCAACTTCGTTGCGAACCCCACGGCTTCCCCGATTTCGGCTGCGTCGTACTGGAACGGCAGCAGCGTTGCGAACGGAAGCATTCAGGCTTCTATTCAGGCGGTCATGCGGCAGGTGAGCCTGTCAAGCGGCGGCGCGATTGCCCCCAATCAACTCATCATGGTCATTTCTCCGACCGTGGCGAACGTGATTGCACAGGCTCCGGAAGTCAAGGAATACGTGAAGAACTACCCCGCCGCCCTGTCGTTCCTTCAGGGTTCGGATACGTTCTCGCGCTGGGGCATCCCCCCGACCCTGTTCGGACTGGGCGATGTCGTGGTCGATGACTCCGTGAAGGTGACGAGCAAGAAGGGTGCAACCCTTTCGACTTCGTACATCTACGGCGAGTCGGCCATCTTCGTGTCGCGTCCGGGTGGACTGGTCGGCGTTGAAGGCGCATCGTCCTTCAGCACGTGCCAAATCTTCGCGTACGAGGACATGACCGTTGAGCAGTTCAACGATCCGATGAACCGTCGCATCGAGGGTCGAGTCATCGACAACTCGGTGGCTGCGGTGGTGGCCCCGGTTGGCGGCTACCTCATCGGTGATGTCATCAACTGATAAGTGAAGCAGCGGACAACGGGTGGGGGGGGCTTCGGCCCCCCCTCCCCGGCTTCTGAAAGGCGGCACGATGGCATACGCTGATTACGCCGACCTAGAGGCTGCGCTGGATCAGAACATCATCGCGCAGTTGTGTGGGGATGCGGGCACCCCGATGCCGGGGCCGAACCCGATGACCACGCACGCGCTTGACCGGGCGACGGCCATCATCCGGTCCTATGTCCGGGTGGGCAACATTTACACGGACGCGGAACTGGCTGCGCTTGACGCGGCCAACGATCCGTTGCTGGTCACGATGGCTGTTGACCTTGCGACGGAGTTCCTGTTCCAGCGGCGCGGGTCCAAGTTGACCCCCGCGATTGAACAGCGCATCAAGCAGACGTATTCGATGCTGGAGGGGCTGCGGGACGGCAAGATGCTGTTCGGCTCCGTGGGCGCGAACGCGGACGCGGGTACGCCCGTGGTCAAGGCGGTGGGGTCCGCCGTGACCGGGTGGTACAACCAAGTGTCCAACTCGCAATTCTTCCCGCCCCGCCGACCCACGGCCTATCCGTGAACTGGCGTAGCCGGGTGCGGCAGGCGTTGGGCGACCCGTCCGTGGCGGCGGGCATCGCGCAAATCGTCGCGTACTACATGAAGGAACACATCGACCGTTCAGAGGGTCGCGGCGCGGGCGGGCAGGCGGTCGCCTACGCCCCGCTGAAGCCTTTGTACGGCGAGTTTTGGACAAACAAGCCCGTGAAGGGCGGTACGGTGGTCAAGACCCGCCAAACGGCTTCAGGCCGCACGGAATACCTTGTGCGCGTTCCGGGCTACCGTAACGGCGGGCACCCCCTGCGGGACACCGGGCTGCTCTACGGCAGTCTGACGGCCACCGGGAAGGCAAGCGGCAGCAGCATCAAGGTGACCCTGCGCGGCCCGAAGTACGCCCTGTATCAAGACAAGGGGCTTACGACCAAGCGCACCAACTACATCCCCCTCACCCTTGCGGCCAAGCGCGGCCACGGCACGGGCAACGACCCCGGCAAGGAAGGCTTCGCGGAGGGGCGCGACTACCTGCTGGCTCGGCGGGGAGTCAAGGTGCCAGCACGACCGTTCCTCCTTCCGACGCGGCAGGAGATGACCGCTGTTGGAAAGAGCATCTATCTCGGACTACGATCCATTCTTAAGAGGACTTGACCCATGCCTATTGCCCTGTACGTCCCCGGACCCACCATCATCTCCGTTGATACGGCCAACAGCGGCACGTACACGGAACTTGGTCGGTCGGACAACGACAACCTGCCGTCCATCTCGTTCACCGACCATCGCCACGAAGTCAAGACGGTTTCTAGCGGCGCGGTGCCGGAAGAAATTGTCATGCAGAACACCGAAGCCATCGTGACTTGCGCGCTGGTGAAGTGGGATGCGGATGTCCTGACCAACCTGCTAGCGGACAACCGTGGCAATGCCTTCACCCCGGTTGTGGGGCGGCAGTTGGTGAGCAGCAACGGCTTCTTCGGTCTGCGTATTCGCTCGGTGGCAAACGGCAATCTCGCCTACACCTTTACCCACGCCTTCCTGCGTTCGGACAGCGTTTCGGATTCGCAATGGGGCAACCGTGAGCGCGTGCTTGCGCTGAACTTCCATTGCATCCCGAACCCCTCCACGAACCTTCTCTACGCCTACGCGACGGTTTCATAATGCCCATCGAACTGACCGAAAACGACGATCCCATGCTGTTCGCCGTGTCGCTTCCCAACGGGCGACTGGTGTTCCAGTTCAACGAAGTGACCGCGACGCTTCAGGCGATGAACGGCGGGCAGAACCCCGGCGTGCCGGAACTTGCCCGCGCCATGCGCGAGGCGAGCCGCACGGCAGACGTAGCGAAGGACGCGACGGACGCGCAGTTGTTCGCCGCGTATGCGCGTGCAGCGCAGAGGGTGGAGCAGGCGGGAAACGGCTGAAGGCGGTAGCCCGGTTCGTAAGCGTCTACGGGCGACCGCCGACAGAGTTCGACAAGGACACGGCGATGGGCCTCATGGCGAACATCCCCGCAGTCGAAGCCGCGCAAGCACTTGTGTTTGCCCGCGCCATTTCGATTGCCTTTGGTGATGGGAAGCAGATGGCTTCGACGGTGTACGCCGCGACGGGCAGCAGTCGGCTGGCGCAGAAGATTGAGATTGATTCCATGAGGCAGGCGCGATGACGAACACGGGCGAAATCCTGTTTGAAGTGCGCGACCGCCTTGCGGAGTGGATGCAGGAGCGCGGGTACGGGTCGAACGTCTACATCGTGGAAGCCCCGATTGATGACATGGTGGGGCAGTACGCGGTGCAGATTGTTCCCGGCCCTGACACGGCGGCGCACCCGAACAGCGGGGTGGGCCTGATTCGGACGAACGTGGACATGGTGGTGTGGTGGCGCGGCATGGCCGACCCGGTGATGCGCGGCACGTACCGCAT